TCTTTAGTATTTGTTTTATAGTATTCGTACTCTTGTACAGCATTTGGAGCTTCAGGGTCAGCCGGTTCTTCAACTAAAGCGCCTAGCTTCTTCAGTTTCATTTGTATAACAAGTTCTTTAGTATATGTTTCAGGGTCTAATAGTGCTAATGCATCTATTTCTTCTAATTCTGCCTTAAAGAGAGGTGCATCATCTTTCTTAATACCAAATCCAACCTCTAATTGTTGGTCTGTCCATTTAATTACTTCTCCAGTTGTTGGGTCTGTTGGTGGATTAGCAATAGCATTCATTCGTTGCATAAATTCAGGAGTTTTTTCCGTTTCTATATCTAATATTCCATGTAAATATTGAGGAATATCCTCAACTGTACCAGTTCCACCGTTGTTCTTTCCATCTATCATCATTTCTTGCACATACTTTAATTTTGCTAACCAGTCAGGGTCTTTTGTTACAGTCATAGCTAAATCAACAGCTTTTGCTGGAGTATAAATACCACTTGATACCATTTCTGCCAAATCATCACGTTCATTCTTTTTTAAGAAATCGATAGTAGCATTAGTTGTTGCTGTAGTCTTTTTTTCAGCATTAGCGGTTTTAATTCTTGATTCAAAATTAGCGGCAAGTTGAGCATCAGGTTCTAATCTTAATGTATTAAAAGCCATACCCATTTTATAAACTTCTTCTTGACTCATTCCTTTAAACAAAGAATTGCTTACATTACTTAAAAATCCGCCACCGCTTTGAGGTGTGTTGCTTGCAACTTGAGTCGGCATTTGTTGTTGACTAGCTTGTATCTTTTCGTCTTCGTCATTGCCTATATTTAAGCCAAGTAAACTTAATATTCCGCCAGCTCTCTCACCTATTCCAGCCATAATTAACCTCCGTAAGCTTGCGTAGCAGCAGTTAGATAATCAAACAACCCATTTTGTTTAGATACTTTTTGTGATTCCGGAACTGGCGTGTTACCAAGAGCCGCACTCACATATCCTAATCCGGCTGCTGGATGATTCTTAAATCCTTGGAAATCAGCTTGTGCCGCATCAAACAAAGCTTGTTGCATTGCTTGTTGTTGCATACCTTGTTGCGCTAAGTTATTGTTAACAGTTTGACCCATACCAAAACCCAAGTTAGAAATTTGACCTAACTGATTTGCTGCGCCTAATCTTTGTTGTGCGCCTTGCATGTCTGCGCCCTGATTAGCCATTTGACTTTGCAGATTATTGCCAATGTCATACTGCGCCATGTTCTGTGCATTTTGAAAGCCAGCCTGTCTAAGTCCAGCAGAAGATTGTGCTAGTTGTGATGCAACTCCTCTACCCATCTCACCCATAGCAACGCCATGCCTTGAGCCACCAAATGAGTTTGCCATTTGTGCTTGTGCGCCTAAATCGTTAAGACCTAATTGCGCTCCACGAAGTATGTCAGTTTCATTAGCTTTTATAACGTCATCCGTATATTTGTTCATGTACGGTGATAGGTTAGTAGTGCTTAATTGATTAGCATTTACAGATAATGGTTTGTAACCCATACCTTGAGCTGAACCCATTCCAGCACCTTGTATTCCTTGTGCCGCTAAACTATTTATATTAGGTGGTGTTTTTTGTCCACCCGGTAATCCTTGACCAGCCATTATCGACCTCCTACGTGTCTGTATGCATTATATGTTCCACCTTTGCTTTTATAAGTTGTTTTAGGCTTAGGAGCAGAATAGGACTTACCAGCATTACTTGGATGCCCCGGTGAATTTGATGCACTTGAGCTAGTTCTCGGTTGATAAGATGACATTGCATTATCCATTTTATTTTGTTTAACTATTGCTTTGTAATCTGTACCACTTCCTTTATTACCACTAATTAAACCATTTTTATCAAGTGCATATGAAGCATCTAAAGTATTTACTGTACTGTTAGGGTCAATTTGTTCAGCATGAGATTTTTGTAATTCAGGTGACCATGTGCTTGTGTCGTAGTTAGGTACAAATGCTGGGTCACCACCGGAAGGAGCAGAAGGATTAGCGCTACCACTAAATCTACTATTGCTTGTAGCACCGCCTCCTCCAGTTAAACCAAAGGTAGTTCTACCACCAAATAATGCGTCATAGGCATCCATATTTTCAGGGTTAGAAGCTGTTAATTCTGCCATAGCTTGGTCATAAATAGGCATAGAGCTGTAACCTTTCATACCATTAGCGTATGTTGTAGGTGTAGGCATGTCAGCCATTACATCTGTAGGTGCGAGTAAACCAAATGCTGAAGCCGCGTTTGCATTGTTTTGCATTGCATTAGTTTGGTTCTCATTTAATGCTGCTACTTGCGCCCCAAAATAAGGCATGTATTCAAGTTGTTGTACAGCTTCGGCTCTTTGCAGATTTCTGTCTGCTGGAGCGCGTACCCATTCAGGTATCGTTGTTTCGGTAGTCTTGCTACCACCTTTTCCGCCACCACCACTCATGTTAAAACTCCTTTGCTAATGTTGTAAATTGTTCTTTCCATCCTTTAGATGATAGAACTTTTTTCCATCCTTTTCTGCCAGCAACAGTCATACCATCGCATCCTTGTTCTTTACCCCATGCCATTGCGTCATCGTGCATGTCTGTAATTTGTTTAATTCCATAGCCTTTATTACCACCAGCTAAAAACACATGAAGCACTTTCTTATTAGGATACACGATAATTTCTGTTACTGCACATCCGTTTGACCCCATCCACAACTGCATGTGACCACTTAACACACCATCTACAATATCTTTAAAGTCGTGCGTGTCTCCACCTTTATTAAGTGCTGACTGTATCCAATCTTTACCACGTAGTAATTCTTCTTGTATATTCATGGGTCGTATTTTAACTTAACCCAAGCACCATTTTTAGAAACTACTACTGCATTTTGAGCTTCATCCCACATTATAACGCCATCTTCTGTAGCTTTAGAATCGGCATCTTTAAATTCTAATTTGTTACGTGTTCCAACTATAAATTTGTTAATACGTTCTGCCCATATATTCCATTTGTCTCCTAATGGCGCTGGTGGTAATTGTCCACTCATCGTTTGCCGCCAGCATTTGCTTCAATTCGCATAACACCTGACCTCCAGTCAGCTAGTTTTTCACCTTCTACACGTATTCGTATCTGTCTACCTGAAAACCTTACAGAGGTTGGGTTAGTTAAAGAAAATGAGCCATGAGATGTCTCTGTGTCATTTGGATTAAATCTTGTTTTAAATGTAACCTTAACATCACCCTGATTTAATTCATCAGGTATCAGTTTAGTTACTTTCATAATTTGGTCACCGTTACCAAGGCTAATTGAGCCTGACTCAGCGTAAGGTTTGTATGTTCCATGTGCAACACCGTATTCATGGTTGTAAAGATTGCCACTTGCATCTGCCCATATTGGATTGTCAAATACACCCCTATCAACTGCTGCTGTTCTGTCTAATTCACCAACTGCCCAATGCCCTTCTTTATAGTCATACGTCACATATCTATCGTTTTCAGTAGAATTTTCTGATGTATAAAACCACCATATCTCACTATGTTGTGAGTTATGTACTGCGGTTGCTTTACTAATTTGACTGTTAGAGATATTGGTAAAAACTAAATCATGGACATCACATTGTAATTCTGTTGCTACACTTCCATCAAACATAAAGAAACCATTGTTGCCCATCCAAAATGCACCTTGGTCAATAGCTACAGCCGCCTTTCTTGATGCAACACCACACGCAGTTCCAACTCTTTCAAAGCCATAGACAAATGGCGCACCTGAGTATCTTGCTTGGTGTGCATCTGTGTCTGTTAGTATTAATGTTGAGCCTCTCATGCGTAGACCACACATAATTTGACCACTCGTAACTAATTCAAAATCACCAGCTTCGTTTGTAGCTGCTGGAGACCATACAGTATTTGCTTCGCTATCGCACCATTGAACCTTACGTGGATTACCACCAGCACCCAATGCAAAAATAAATCGTTCTTCGGTTACGACCATAGACAAATTACTTGTTGGAGCATTTGCTATTGCTGCGGCTTTGTTATTAACATTTAGTGTCCACTCCCATAACTTGCCATCCTTAGATGAACACGCTACTAAGTTTTGTCCAAAGTTATCTAATGCCCATGTTGTTGCCTCTTGATATATACCTGTAGATGGTCTTGTTATACCGTAAATACCGTTATTCCAAAAACCTCCACCATAAGCTACATTTAATGTTGCATTAACATCTCCAGCAGTAAAGCCTGACGTAGGTGTTATGTCAGTTACTGTGCTTGAAGCGTTAATATAATAAAGTTTATTGTGCGTTCCTAATGCTAATGCAGAGCCATCTGAGTTGTCAACCCAAGCGTGCATACCTCTAGGAACAGAAGCTGCTGCTGAAGCTTTACGTGTATCCCATCCTCCTACAGGACGTAAAGAACCATCTTGCCACCTAACTAAATTAGAATCGAGCCATCTATTGGATGATTCAAAATCTGTACCGTTTTTGTAAACGCCCGGTGGTATTTGTAATGGTATTAACATATTATGCCGCTATTATTGTCCATACTTCTGCGCCTTCTGTTATTGGAGTCCACTTTAATCGTGCTACTGATACAACACTACTACTTGTCGATACGTCTACAACGTTAGCTGTATGCGTGTAACCACCTTTTGCAGTTACGGTTGACGTAGAAGTAAATGATGCAGCACCTAAATAAATCAATTCCGCGTTACTTGCAACAGTAGAAATCCCATAGATACCAAAGGAATCTGTCATTACTCCTTGTAGCACACGTTGACCAAGAGCAGTCGTAGTGTTTGTTGCTGTTGCCGAAGCACTACCGGACGCAGTTATCTGACCAACACACGCCGAAGTTACTGTTGAGGTTATTGCACTTGCGCCAATACTAGTTAAGTTAGCAACTGAAGCAACAACGGATACACCAGCAGATATAGCACCTGAGTGTTGTATACGCTCTGCGACTACATTAGCTACACTAGAGTTAGCAGTTAACGCCGAAGCGCCATCATGTAAGTCGGCAGTACCGTACCTTCCTCGGTTAAATTTAAACTGACTATATCTCATGTGAGACTAGCCTAGTTCAATGTAATATCTAGGTCACCCGATGGAACTCTAAATACATCTCCTGATGCTACAGTTTTACTTGCAGTTAACGTAGCGTATACCATTAAGTTGCCTGACGTTGCTGCATCAAAGACACCCACATGAGTTATCGTACCCCAAGTACCTGTTGCTGTTGGAAATTCTACTGCTGCGTTGTTACTTGTTGTTGCACCTGAAGTAGCAAAGGCTATAGATTTTCTTGTATATCCATTGCCTGATACTTCTGTACCACCACCAGTTTCACCCGGAGCTGCTGTAAATAAACCAATGTATTTTGTACTTGGAGCTGTGTAAGCTGCACCAGCAAATACGTGGTCTAAGATTTCTGTTTCTAAAAAGTTTGTAAAACTCATACTAATCCCCTCACTTTAAGTGTTAACCCTGAACCGCTAAACATAGCATCTTCAGAGACTTGGTTTAATCTTTGTATAGCCGCCGCATACATCTGCGCCCATACCCCTACTCTTTCGTCTTCCGCTAGATACGGTGCTGAGTGTAATAACGCTCCATAGAGGTATACATCAGGTGCTTCTAATAAAAGCCAGTTATCTGCGTTACTACTACTTAAAGCTGGGAGCTTTTGATAATAGAGTAACTCAAAATCTGTTGTTGCGTTTGGTGTTGGATACAATTGAAACTGACTGTCTGCGTGTGTGTATGCACTTGGCGTACCACTAGCATTTGACATAGCTGCCCGTTTATCAGCCATTGCATCTCTTGATATTAAATTAACTACTGACGTGCCATTACCAGTTAAATGCATTCTAATAGTTTCTACCCAGTCAGGTGGTATCTGCATGTATTCATCAGCAGCATCTTGTTGACCACTAGCCCTAGCTTCCATCTTCCAATGACGTATATCTCTATTCATCTGTGACTCAGCTAATGTTATAAAGTCAGGGATGACAGTAGTTAAATCATCTCTATCTAAAAAGTCTGCAATACTAGCTTTAAGTTCTGTGTAATTAGATAAAGCCATATTAGTATCCTCTTGTATAGTCTAACATTTCATCTTGCACAGCAAAACCACTTAAAGGCGCTCCAGTTAATCCAGCCGCAAAGTTTGCTTTTTCTAAATCATCCATGTTAGCCATAATCTCTTCTACATTTCTTTTTTCTTGCTCACTCAATGCTGCGAATTGTTTATTAAATTGTTGCCTGTCAATGACTGGTGCATTCATGTTAGGCTGACCTGACCCAGCATAATCCATTCCAGTTGGCACTACATCAGGTATAGTTGGTGTCCTACCGGGCATAAATACTGGGTCATTAGTAAGTCCAAGGTTTGAAGCAACTGGTGCAAATCCAGCTAATAAGGCTTCTCTTTCTGCTGCTGTGTTGTTTATGTCAGTATCTTTAATAATACCCGGAGTTAGTTCGTCTACTGTTTGCGTGTTAGCGTCACCACCCATAACACCAGTAAAATTATTATTCAGATTATTATTAACATTATCCATAGATTGTGCAAAGCCGCCCTTTAACTTTGCCATATATTCTTGAAGTGCTAATTCGTATTCACTCATAAAACAATCCTCTATCTAATTAAACATAACTAAATGCTATTGTAGCAAACCTTTGTTTACTTTATTTGTTTTTTCACCATCCATAGTCTTTTTTGTATCTTGCGTTTTCTTTGTCGACTTTGCCTTGGTACTTATTAACCATTCGTTCGTAAACATCGCGTCCGTTGCTAGTAGCGTTTTTTCTGTTTTTATACGACTCGCCATTTATACTCTCCCTCCAATCGTTTTGTAATAAATCGCCTTTAGAATTATAGTAACCTATATCTACATCACCTAAGTCTGCGTCTATTATAGCCTGTTTTACCAGTTTTTTAAAGTCTGCGTTACTAATTGGTACATCTTCAAATAGTGTGTAA